GTTCGTAGATCTCGAAGCCATCGGCGGCACCGATTGCGAGGAAGTCGCTCTCGTATGGGCACACCACGACTGAGAGGCCGAATGCGTTGGCTGACAGCGTGCCGGGGGCGACGTTGCCGAATGCGTTCATTGGGCCGACCTGTGGGAACAGTGGACGGTCAGCGGTGTCGCTGAGCTGTCCGAGTGCACCCCAGAACGAAGGCGATGCGAAAAGGTGGGTTGGCAAGTGCGTGCTTGCGTTGAGGATGGTCTGCGACGCGCCGTAGATCCATTCTGCCCAGGCAGCTGGGTCGGTGACATCGAAGGCGGCGCGGGTCGTGGTGATGCCAGCCTTGAGCGCAGCTTCTACTGCGTCCTCGGTCTGCTTGCCGTATTCACGCGACATGTCATCCACGAGTGCACCCAAAACTTCGGGTTCGCTCCAGTCGATGTCCTCCTCGGACAACTTGACGTAACCGCCGTACACAGCCTTGGTGACGTTTTCTTTAGCAACGACAAACGTGCCTGCATCAAGCGGCTGGTTTTCGCCATTGCTCAAACCAATCGTGGTGTGCGTGGTCACCTTCGGGCGCGAGAACACTTTGCCGCCACCGGGCATTGCGCGAGCACCGATTGCATCGATGACTGGGCGACGACCGATCAGGTTGTTGTACACCGGGCCAAGGATTGGCGTTGGCAAGAGGCCGGGCGTGTCGGTCGTGACAACATCAGGCGCAGCAGCCTTCAGATTGGCGAGGAACTCGGCAGCAACTGCGCCACCCTGGCACAGCTTGCTGATGTATTCGCCAGCGGTTGGCATGACGAATTCTTTCTTTGGTGCAGCAAACAGCATTTGTGGTGCTGGTGCTGGTGCTTCTACGGATGCTTCGACCTTGACTTCGGACATTGTGGTTGTCTCCTCTTGTGGTTCGGTCGCTGCAACCTCTGTAATCATAGCGCCCTTGAATGCAGGTGCCGTGACAAGTGATAATTCTACCCAGTTGGCCTTTTTGATGACCATAGTGCCGTTGTCATCGTACGAAGCGTCAACTACGTCAACGCCTACTGATACCGAGTCAACTGCCTCGTCTTTGATGAGCTCGAGCATGTCGTTACCTTCGCTGGTGGCGCTGATTCGGGCCGTAAAGAGCATGCCTTCCTCAGAGTCAAGTCGCCCGGTGACCACGCCTACTGGCTGCTCGGAATCGTGGTACTTGAGGAGCTTGGGCTTTTTGCCAGTGATCGGCAGTGAGCCGCGCTCAAAACGGACGCGAGTACCGTCGCTGACGGTGGCTTCAGTGTTCCAAGGTACGGCAACACCAGAAATTGAGCGTGGTGACTCGCTTTCCTCAGCCAGGACAAATGTGTTTTGTGCAGTTAGGCGAATCATGAATCCTCGTTTTCTGTGTCTGGTAGCTCCCGAGTCGGTGCAGCGTTGTCCGACTCGGGAGACATTTCGTACTCCTCCAGGTATGTGTCAATGTCCAAATAAATGTAACGGCCTCGTGGCGTTATGTTGTTCATGCTCAACGTCTGCTCGATGCAATCAATGAACGGCTTTGCACCGAATAGGTAAAGGTCTTGGCGTGCTTGTTGCGCGTTTTGATAGGTCATGCCGGAACCTGACGGTGCACCGACAAGGTATGGCGGAATGTTTGCAATGCGAGCCATCTCAAGCGCCTGATAGGTGCGTGCTTCCGTCAACTGCAACTTGCTCGGATCCATGTAGGACTCTTTCCAGTCCACGTACTGGTTCAACGCAGCAATCGCATTGTTGTTTCGTGCAGCTGCAAAGCCAGCAGCAAGCTCGGACAATTCCTCGGCGCTCAATGGCTCGCCTTCGGTCTGCTTCAGCACACCTGCCGGGGTTTGATTCTTGGCAAATCGCTCAGCGCTGGTGTCAAGGTTGATGTTGGTACGGATTGAACGAGCACCCATAGTGAGCAGGCCTTGGATTGGGCTAAGGAATTGCACGACATCGTTCGGGTCAAGCCTGTAGCCATTGAAATACACCTCTTTGCTGGGGCCGAACCATTGTGGCCCGGCTTGGTCGCGTGTCTGTACGTCAGCTGCTGGAATCCACGTGAAGGTTGCTGGGAAGCCGTTGCCGAAGCGGCTGGTCACAATCCAGAAGGCGCGTCCGTAAAACAGCAGGTCATCGGTTGTCCAGGACATAATAAAGTTGCGTGTGACGTTGGGGTCAGGCTGGTGGAACCACGTGTCATCGGGAAGTTCCAAATCCTCGTATTCGTCGTTCACCCATTGCTTGGCGTATTGATGAATTTCTAGGCAGCCAACCATCGAGCAGATCAGGTCACGTGCCCGGCTAATGGTGGGAATCTGGATGGCAGCCGACCTGTTGAAGTCGGTGGTGTAGGTCATAAAGTTGCCGACCAGCGGATTGCCAGCAGCACCAGCTGCACCTATCTGTGCGTTTGTGTTGTTAGCGACTGCGCGCTTCAGTGAGAATGCCATCGTGACATCAGTCTAGGCACTCGATGCAATCATGGGTCGGTTCACCATGGGTCGCGGTTTGGCGCACATACCGACAGCCCACACCAGACACCGGGCTAACTCAATCGGGCCACTCGATTTCTGTGATGACAACGCAATAGCGCCAGGAGTTTTGACCGCAACAGCACGACCGACATGTTCAGCCAACATTGTTTCGCCGGTGTGATTGACGCGGCCTTCATTGATCAGGTTTTTGACCATTGAGGTGTAGCGGCCTATCTCTTGATAGCCGACCAGCACCCTGCGACGTTGCAGATCGGAGGGGCAGTTGGTGTCCAGTGTCGGCGTGATAGCAACTTGCAAGCCTGAGTTGGAGGCCAACTGGTGTCGAATGTTATCCCACACCTGTGTCACTGTTTCGCACATGAATGCGACAGTCGCACAAAGTATCCCAGCAGTATTCCCGTTCACACGTACCGCCACGTACCTGCCATCGTCGAGCGATACTTCTACGGCGAGCACGCCACCTGGCAACGGTGGCAAATCGGTACGCAACGACTCCCACTTGCCTGGCTGCAGCCACGACAGCTCTGATTGCACCCATAGGTTCACGCTAGATCGGAGGAAGCCTGCACGGTTCGGGCCTTTGGATTCAGCCTGGACGGTACGAATGTCAAGCGTGTGCCCGAGCGCCGGGTTGGCGTACTCCCATGCAGCTTCGCTCATCGGGTCAAGGTCAGGTGGTGGGCTGTACTCAGCTAGGTACACAGAATTAGTGACTTCACCCGAATCGATGGCACGGATGCCTTGCTCACGCCAACGCAGCATCGCTATGGAGTCCTCGGTACCTGCCGTTGACCACATCGAGCACAAGGGGTTAGGTCTGGCACGCTGCGTAGGCAGCAAGCCGATGTCAAGCGTCTCGGAATCAATGCCAAACACTTCGTCCGCAATAATCAGGTCAACGCTCATACCGTGACCGCTTGATGGCCTAGCTGCTTTGACGTACCAGCGCGAGTCACCAACCTTGATGCTGTTGCGACCATAAGCCCACACAGCTTTGACACCGAACTTGGCTTCAATGACCGGGGCTAGGTCTTGAAATAGGGCTGTGGCTAGATCAAGCCTGTGAGCTGTAGTCAGAATGGTTTGAGGGCCGACCTGCGTAGCGTGCTGCGTTAGCCACCAGCCCAACAGCGCCTTGAGCGCTACGGTCTTTCCGTTTTGTCGAGCGACGCTGACAAGTGATACGTGGTTGAGGAACTGCCCTTGGGCATCCACGGCCAGTTGACCGTTGAGAACATGCCTCTGCCAGGGCATGAGTTCCACTCCGAGAATACGCTCAGCCCAATCTGCAACTTCCGGGCCATAACTCCCGGCTGCATCAGTAATGACCGTTTCAATTCGCGGCAAGTCATGACCTTTTCCTTTCCGTTCAATGACCTTTCCTTGGGATAAGGAAAGAGATGGGCGCGGGGTCGTTTGCTGATGTTGATCCAAAAAATCTTTGCGTGTTTTTTTTGGTTTGCGATTTTGAGAGGGCACCTGGGTTTTTGCGCCTGGGCGTGCGGCTTGACGTGCTCGACCTTTGGCTGCTTTGTAGTTGGCTCCGCGTCTGGCGTTGCATGGCTTGCATGAGGGAACTAAGTTCTCTGGGTCATTGCTTCCACCTCTGTCCAGTTCAATCAAATGATCTGCCTCTACTCCTGGGCGTCTTTTGCACCAATGGCACAGGGGTTTGTCTCGAAGTAGTTCCGCCCGGTTCTTTTTGTACGCAGCCGTGTCACGTGGCCTGCGTTCTTTGCTAGGCATCGAATAGTCCTGGCTGGTGTTGTGTTGGTTCAGGCATGAAGTCACCCTGGTCGAAGCCTTTGCGTGTATGGCAGTTGTGACATGTCAACACGCATTTGCTCATTTCGACGATTAGTTGATGTGATGTTTTGTATCGGCCAATCAGCTTTGCGATGGTCATTGATTTGGTTGATCGGTCAAGGTGATCAAATGCAAACTCAACGTAATTGTCGATTGTGACTAAATGTTCGTTTCCGTTGTTGTAAGTCGGATGGTATGCGCATCTACCGCGTCGCAATTTTTCGTTTATGACGAGCAATAGGTCACGGGAATACCATTCTCCGCCTTTGAGTTGTTTAGGGTTTCGATTTGACATAGGAACTACCGCTGACGCGCTTCGCTTGTCCTAGCGCCCTCGCGTTGCTCGGTTGCTGTCAGGTCTATTTGGCAAGTGAGGCAGACGGGTTCACCGTTGATGATTTGATCACCGAAGTCTGTCGCGAGGTTGTTTGCGTTGCATCGAGTGCAATCGCCTATCCATGTTCTGGGTTTGTGACCGAAGGGCTGCGTCATGTTGTGTGTCAAGGCTACTTAGGCAGAGTGCCCCCGGGCACCATCCCGACCGTTGTTAAAGCACGGTTCACACTCGCCACGCAATGAATCTGTTTGCATGGGCTGAGCTGCCCTTCTAATGGGCGAACTAGGGATGATGAGTCCTCGAGGATTTACACCTGCATCAGGTCACGCGGCCTGAACGCACCAATGTGATTGGCGTACTTTAGTTTTTCCAAGCTGTAATTACAGCAGAAGCCTCCTGCTTGGATAGTTCGTCAAGTTTTACGACCTCACGATTGAGCACTGTGCCAATCTCACGCATTGTTTGACTGCCAGGTGTAAAGCCTCGGGTTTTAGCCAGCACTCGAATCATGCCAATTTGCTTCTCTGATGCTTTGCCCGGGCCAGCCTTCATAGGCACCACGTTTGTTTGTGGTTCGCCTGTGAATGGGTCTGGGATAGGTTCGCCATCGTCATACCGAGCAATCTCCACACGTGGCTGCTCCTGACGTGCCATGACCTCCTGTTTGGATGCCATTTTGTGGTCAATGCCAAAGCCCATCATGCCCAACGCGCGACCGAGCGCCGATGTGCTGGCGTTCATTTGCTCAGAGTCTTTCGTGTATGGGGTACGGCCCGGGAATGGCTCCCAGCAGTATGCGATGCATGGCAACTGATCGTCTTTGTCTCGCCACACGGTGCAACGTATCTCGATGTAGAGCTTGTCGTTGACTTCACGAAATGTGGGTTGCGACTCCTGTACTCGTAGGTCTGGGAATTTATCTAACGCCATGCGTAGGCGTGTTGGTACGTCAACGTAATTATCCAGGTTGAAACTCATTTGCTTTTTTCCTCCAATAGCAGCATCAGGTTGAACCATTCATCCACGGGCATGACAGCCATCCACTGTGCAACATCGGTGTGCCCAGGTCGTTTGCAAATAATCACGCCTGTGTAGGCGTTGGCGTGCGTCATTTGTGCACGCAACTGCCTAAAGTAGCCAGCCCAATCATGGGCTTTACGGTCTTTGACCTCAATGACCACACCGGGCCAGCCTGTGACATCGCCTTTGTCATCGTGCGTACCTGCTTGGATACGGTCTGCTTTGATTCCGTACTTTCGTAGCCATTTGACTACTGCAAGCTCTGCTGCATGGCCTTTACGCTTCTGTGGGCTTGTCACGCCAAAACTCCATGTCTCCTAGTACGTGTAGTGGTGCATCGAGCAGCTGATCGCGTGCGTCTGCCATGTGTAAGCAGTTGAGGTAGCCGATTGCGTCAACGAGTGAGTCCTCGTGCATTTTTTCGTTGTCCAGGCTTTTCATGAGCCGAGCCAATTTGACTGCCACCATAAACATGATGGCCTCCTGCACGGTCAGGTTGTGCTTGAAGTTAGTCAACACGCCAAAGATGCGACGCACCATGGTGTAGTCCGTGAATGGGTGGCCGTACTGTTCCATGCGCTCACCGTTTTTGGTGAGCTGCCATGCTCGATAGGCGGCATCGCCCGGGTCAATGTTGCTGCTCATTTTTTACGCTCCACTGTTTTGACAAGGTAGTACACGCATGCAACGATGTACCCGGTGAACACTGCTGCCATTATGTAATCAGCCCAGAACATCGTCGTATGTGCTCCAGTTCTGCCAGCCGTAGTTTGTTGCGATGTGCCATGCCACCCACAAGTTGGTCAATGGGTCAAACAGCTCCGTGCAGTCATCGATCATGCCTTTGGTTTGCAGGTAGCCGCGAGGCCAGTATTTGGTCGGCTGGCACCATGATGGCGTGTGAATCTGCATCAGGCCGAAGCTCTGCCCGTTGTCACCAATTGCGTTAGGTAAGCAAGCTGATTCAAGTTCTGCCACCTGTAGCGCTAGCCATAGGTCATCAAGCACAAAGCCTGCCCGTAGGGCTGTATCAGCCCATTCTCGGCAGCCTGGGCCTGTGTATGGGGGCATGGTCGTTACGACGCTCTCAGGACTTCCTGACGCGTCTGAAGCGGTGTCCAAGCCCACCGTGCCCGAAAGGGGAGCCGTGTACACGGTGGACTCGGACACCAGCCCGATGGTGTCGGTTTGTGGGTCGGACGTAACAGCCAGGGTCACGCCAAATAGCCCGGACAAAGCCAAGGCAATTACTGCTAGGGGATTCATGCGACGCTCGGGTGTTCCGGGTCGATGCGAGGCTGATGGGTCAGTTTTGATGGCTCGCTCCAATCCTCGTCAGCGTTGAATCGGTAACGCAGCTGGGCCTTTACGACCTCGCCTTCAGCGTTCCTGAACACTACCAAGTGGAATTGTTGCGCCGTATCTGGACAAAGCCCGGTGAGGACTTCGTAGGTAATCAGGTTGTGTGTCATGTGTAGGCCCCTCCAGAAGCCTGTTTTGACCTTAGCGGCTTTTTCGGCGCTTGTGTGGGATGCTCAGTTTCTCTACTTTTCGTACCATTCCCCACGGTATGAGTAGCACATTGTCGGCCCCCTGATCGGCTGTGCAGGTCTGTATCAGTACGCAGTGACGCTTGTACCGCTTCAGGATGCCCACGGACACGCATACCAGTGGCTGGTCATCAATGTCTCCTAGTTCGTGCCATTCGTTGTTGTCGAGGCTGTGAGCGTCATGCCACGTCACCTGGACAATGGCTCCGTCTAGTCCAGCCATACCACGTACTCCGCCGCTACCCGGCCTTTGTCTGGATCAACGAAGTGCAGCCGTTGGCTTGGTATCCCAGTGGCTGCGACGAACTCTCGAGCGTATTCGTTGTGCGACTCTGGGGAGCCTGTCACAAAGATGCGACCTCCGTTGCTCATCGTCAAGCTCATTGGCGTATGCCAGTGGCCCATGTAGCAGTCGTTGAAGTCCTCAATCACTCCACCTGCCCAAGCGTTGACCTTTCTTAGTATCCCGAACGCTGGGGTCTGGCCCCCGAAAGCACGGACTTCGTCCCCATGTACAAGCAAAGCCGTGTAGTTGCCAATTTTGACAATTTGATACCAAGCATCAGATGACTGCCAATCCTTGACCAAGTGACCGACCTTGTTGCGTGCAATCTCATAGGAGATTCGATCTACGTTGTCACCCTTCGGCATTTCGCCGTACCGACCAATGCGCCCATGGTTGCCGTATTCGCACACCACACGCACTGTCTCAAAGTTGCTGGCAAGTGTTGTCACCGTTTTGGCAATCAGCCTGGATACCTCAAACAGTTGCTCGTATAGATGGCTGTCCACCTCGTACGCCTGCCCAGGGAAAATGCCCATGCCTTCAACCATGTCACCGCCAAGCATGAGCACTGCTTCGCGTACCGGGTGATGTTTGCGTTGAATCTCAGTGATGTGCAGCGCCTTGTCAATAAAGCGATCTATGCGTTGACCGCATGTTTCCGAGCCGTACGACACAGACTTTTTACCGAGCTGCCAGTCGGTGCAGTGGATGACTGCGACCTCGGCTTTGCCTTTGCGAGTGTCCTTGGTCGGTGGCTTGACCTTGACTGGTGGCGTACCGAGGCTTGCATCCTTAGCGGCCTGATACACAGCCTGCACCAACTCGTCGTTCTTGACCTTGAGCTTGGCGTACTGCTGCTGAGAACGCTTTAGCGCCTCACGCAACTGCTCGAGCGTCTGCTCCTCAGCAATCTCGTTACTTAGAGACATGCTTGCGCCTAAATCGGTACACAACGTTCCAATCGCACTTGAAGCCATGTTTGCTCAACAGCTTTGCTATCGAGTGATTGCTGTAATCCAAGTTGTAAATCAGGTCGTACCATTCCTCGCCGTTTGGCTGTGCATCAATCCAAACGCCTAGGTCATGCAACCTATTTTGTCTTGGTTCTATTTCGTCGCGTAACGCCATTGTCGTGATCCTCCAGATGGTTGTCAATCTTGTGTTCCACCCTAGTAAGTATCTTGCGGACGTATGCGTGATCGTCAGCATTTTCTCGCCGGGCACGCTCAATCAAAATGGCTGGCAGAACAGCTGCGCAGATGATGGCAATACCGCTAATTAGCGCTACGTAAATTTCGGTCGGCATGCAGGCTCACAAACTGCTGCACTTTCAAGGGTACCTTGTCCCCTGTGTAGTACCTGATGTGCCAAGGCTCGGACTGCAGCTCCCAGCAAAAGCCGTACCAGTCTGCGTTAGCGAGCATCCATTTGAGTCGATCACCGCTAGCGCTACTGACATCAACAGCCAAAGCGTAATTGTGCATACTTGAGCCGGGCGTAGCCATCGGTGCCATGCCGGGCTTTAGGTAGTACTTCTGTCCTTTGTACGTGCGTACTGACGTGGTGGAAATAGGTGCTGTGGTGTATCGGGCCATAAAGCCTCGTTCCTGCGTCTCCAGGCTTCTGTACGTGTCTGCGACGCTTGTGGGCTTGAACGGCCTGATGCCGTCAGCGTGTGCAGCTCGACGCATAGCCTCCCACGCCTGAGCAGCCAACGGATGTAATTGCCCATAGGGCCGAATCGTTTTGAGCAGGTAGGCAGGCAATCGCCCTGGCTGTACGCCTCGTAGGTCAGCAGGTAGTACTACTGGCTTGACCGGGTATTTCACTTGCGTCCGTACCGCGTGTCTTTAGTGTTTGCCCAAGCGTAAATCATTGGCAGGACTGCTGCTATTCCGGCTTTTAGCGCGCCTTCTACGTTGTAATTGCTTGTGATAAGCACGGCGACGCTTCCAGCGACGAAAGCTTTCAACCAATCTTCGAGCATGGGTGCCCATTTCATAGGTCATGCCTTTGGTGCTGGTGGGTAGGGATGTGCGGCTTTGACTTTGGCTACAGCTGCACGCCAAGCGGCTTCGGTGTTATCGCCACGTTGCCACTCAAAAAACAATCCGTCCGATTGCTGTTCGTATGCCGTGCGACGTGCCGCCTCTACAGCCGCAACTTGCTTGTTGTAATCCACAGCAGGCCAGCCAGCATCAAGTTCGGCTTGTGTTGGTTTCGGTGTGTTGCTGAACCATTGCAAAGTGGCGTAATCATTGTTGTCAATTGCCCATTCAGTACCGGGATAATTTGCTGATAGCACTGCTGCGTAATCGGTCATGGTGTTACCTCCATAACGGTGATCGTACTAATTGTGCGACTGTAACTAGTGGTATCGGTATCGGTGTATGACCTGTTTATGTAAGTTTCTACTTGTCCAGTGATTTGTTGCGTCTGCACTTTGTATGTCGTCGCGCTAGTAGTTGCTGGACTGTCAAGAAATTGCGCGCTTACTCCAGTAATGCCATTGTTGCTCGTATCGCTGTTGCCAGACGTGCGGCGCAATCTGTTGCCTGCTGCATCTCCTAATGCAATTTGGGTAGAACCGCGCAAAATTGCAAAAGGCGGATCTCCTACCGCAGCGGCAGACATTGACAAATTTACTAAGACAAGGACTTTATTGCTGGCACTTGTCGGTGTAATGCTGACCGATAAACCAGTGATGTCGACCAAGCTGGTGCTACTAGTGGTAAATGTGTCGGTCTTAGTCGTGCTTTTTACTTGCACTACGCCTGCTGTGCTCGGCCCGACAGTTGCCCAGGCAGCTCCATCGTAATATTGA